CCTCCGGGATCTGTACCATCTATTACGTTTAAGTAAATTGGAACATTTACGTCAACAGCGAATGTTGAAGAGAATGTGATATTAAATGTATAGTTTCCAGTAGCAAGAGTAAACAAGGTCTCATCGATACTAACTTGTACTAATTTGGGCGTTGGAGCATTAACCCCAAATTCGGGATTAAATTTAAAAAACATTTCTCCAACGGAGTAGCTTACATAAAAATCGTTACTTGGCTCATCACCAATATCAAAAACGGTGACATTAAAATTTTTGTCTCCCGTTAATACATTATTTGTTTTATCATACGTCAATGATAAAGAACTGTTGCTTACTCCAATACTAGTTACCTGCATTTAATCTGTCATTTTTACCATTAACTCTATCTAAAACCCCTTTCAGTTCATATCCGGATAGCCTGAATACTACTTCTCCGCCTCCTCCATACCCTCCACCTGAAGAATAGTTTGATGAATATGTACTTCCGGAGTAATTAGCACCCGTTCCTGTTGAAACAGATCCGCCGCCACCTCCGGAACCCATTGATGAACCTATTTTGCTTACGTTGCCACTTACAAAAGACCCCAAAGCGACTAACGCAGCTCCTGCTGCCAATGCTACATATGGATTCAAAGATTTTAAGGCTACTTTAATGGCGATTAATGCAACACCCGCTCCTATCAGCTGTTTACCCAATTCAACCAAAATATTACCAATAGATGAAAGTAGAGAAAGTCCTATTGCTTCGATTGCGTTTCCTCCCGTAGCGAAAGCATTTCCTAGAGCACTCATTGCATTTACGATAGTATCTGTTATTTCTCTGTTTAGCAATTCAGAAACATTTTGATTAAAACTACCTACAACTTCTGACATTCTTTCTTTAGCCTTTAAAACACTTAGATATTGTTGGTCCAGTATTGTTGGTAATACTGTAGCATTTACCATCAAATCTCTTTGAGCTTCACTGCTGAATAAGCTAGCCACAGTATCATGGTAATTGCCTAAAGCATCGATTAACCCTTTTATTTGGGTTTTAACAGGTTCAATTGCTGGAAGAATATTTTCCGGTAGATTTATTTTTGCTTTATCAAGTCCCTTTTTAACACCACTTGACACTTCTTTTTCAACTGATGATTCAAGGCTTCCATTGAAACTTAAATCTGTTTTTTTGCTCGTATCGAATCGTAGGTTTGACCATTTTTTTTCTGTCACATCAATGGCGGTTCCTATCTTTTTTAAAACATCTATATTGTTTACCAGTGCATTTGAAGCTGTATCGCTTAATGCCGTTCCTGCTTTACCAATTCCTGTTTTTAAAAGATTTATGTTACCTGTAAATGCTCCTTCTAAGACATCTCCAAGTCCTGACCATATTTCAAGAATCCCCTTACCTATGGTTTTGACATTTTGATAAATTCCTTTTAATGCCTCAAATGCTATTCTTGCTAAAACTTCGAATGCAAATCCAATACTTCCAATTATAGCTCTGAATGCTTCACTTTCATTGTATAGCCTTTTAAACCTATCAATTGTTTCCTCAATATATGGACGTATTTTATCCCAGTTTGCAATAACCGCAGCAACAATTCCGATAATACCAACTGTAACTAAACCAATTGGACCTGTTAGAAAAGTAAATGCAGATGATAGCGCACCAACACCAGCGGTTAACGTTGGTATAGATTGCATTATTAATCCCACCGAAGCAATAAGAGGACCTATAGCAGCTACGAGGCCGGCTACAACTAAAATTGATTTCTGAATAGTCGGATCTAGATTTTCAAAGGCCGAAATAACTTGATCCATCAAAGAAGTCAGCTTGTCAACAACTGCTGTAATATTTAAATGTTTATTTATCACATCGCCAATCCTTGACAAATTGATAAATATTGAGTCTTTAAGGTTTTCAAACGCATTTTTAATACCTCCCGTGACTTTAGGTAATTTTGCAAATTCCTGCACTAGCTTTTCAACTACCTGTGCTCCTGTTGCTCCAGTATTTGCAATTTCTTCCGAATCGGACGTGCCGAAAGCTTCCTTTAAAGCTCCTCTCAACTGAGGAAGCTGTTCCATTAGCTGTCTTAAGTCCTGACCAAATCCGGTTGCTTTGTTCTGTAGCTGTGTTAATGCGAGTATAACGAAATTCATTTCATTAGCACCTTTCCCTACAGTAGCTAATGCATTACCAAATGCTAATAATGCTTCTCTTGATTTTTGTGCTGAAAACCCAGCAGATTGAAGAGCTACCGAACCCTTTACGGCCTCTTTTAGTCCGAGTCCAGGAAGTTTTGCAACCTCTCTTAGTTTATCAAATTCGGACGAGGCTAGTGATGCGCTTCCCATAACTGCCTCTAACCCCTTCTGTAGAGCTTCAATATCACCATATGCTTTTATTGAAGCTGCACCTAATCCTATAATAGGCAAAGTTATTGAAGCTGTTAGCGTCCTTCCTATCGCTGATAATTTTTCTCCTATTTCACCAATCCTTTCAACCTGATTAACAAAATTGGTTATCATGTTTTGTGCCCTACTGAGGTCACGTCCTAATTCCGATGGGTCAGCCCCCAGTGATACTTCCAGATCCGCCATTTACCGATTCTTTTAACGCCTTCATAAATAATTCCTTCCCCCTATCGGTGATTCCTACTACCTTTTTACTGCCACCACCATCTAATGACATAAATTTCTCCTTTGACATCTTTCTTGTGTCAATTGCACCAGTTGCAGCAAGAGCACAATATGAAATTTCTCTAGTGTGCTCCCACTTTGATCTTTGTTCCCTATCATATCCGTACTTCCTTAATTGAAATTCCCTCCATGTCATATCTTCTACATATTCCAAGGAGGGACATTTTAGTTCTACTAAAGCAAAGGATAGTATATCAACATCAAAGTTTACTCTTTCACTGGTGCTTTTCCCTTTCCCTGTATTTTTGTTTTTTCTTCAGTGCTCAAAGAATTTCCAAAAGCTATATTAAACTTTATGAACTGTGGAGAATTAAGCCCTCCATCGTTATCTAGAAAATCCTCTACCTGTTCCAATGTTAAATCTTCATCAGGATTCCCTTTTTTTAGTGAATTGAAAATTAAAACAGGGGATACTAGTGGAGCATTTTTTTGATACAGATCAAAAAATTCCATCATATCAACTCCCAAATCCTTTATAGTATTCCCGATTACTGAAAGTCCGAACTTGGCTTTGTACTCTTTCCCTTCAAATGTTAAAATAGTATGATTCATAGTTATACGTGTAAATCTGTGTTTGAAATTTCTCCACTTCCTTGAATAGTTCCGGAGAATGTAATTTCTCCTTCAACTGGGGCCGTTCTTGATAAGTCACTTAAAAAACCCTTTCCAAATTTTGTTTCCTTTGTGTCATCAGCCAGTGTTGTTTCAATTTTCCAGAAAATATGCTTTTTGGTTTTATATGCATCCATCATGATTGATGAAATAGCGTCATAACTAGCTTTCAATCCGTCTGCCTCGATAGCAACAGCATCAAATGTAATCTGATAACTATAGCCATTATAAGTTTTGTCCGGTGACAAATTACATTTAGTCTTAGTTCCATCATTTAATTCTACCGTTTCCGATAAATCATTCGTCGTCAAGCACCCTACTGGAAAGTAGTTTGCAGCTACAGTAGTTCCTTCCGCATCTTTTATAGGACCATAAATGAAAAGGATTTCATTTGATCCAAGTAATGATTGTTCACCTGCCATCTTCTGTAAGTTTTAATGAATATTTAATTATTTTTCTGTAAATAGTTTCGGTTGAAGTTGATTGATTTAAGTCTAGTGGATAAGACTTGTTGTAGTACTGAACTATGAAGTGCTCAACAGTTATTTTTTCAGTTCTTTGTAGGATCTCTTCAATAATATCATCCAAAAAAGCCCTGCTTCCAACGTTCCCGGCATACCTGGTAATAACATCAATATTAATATCTCGCATTTTGTCAAGCGAACATTTGTTATTACGCTGATCTGATCCACTTTGCGTGGATAAAATTATCATTGCCGTCTCTTTGTTGGGGGTTGTAGTGTCATATAGTTTAACGGGTATTCCGTTCACTACCATGTTTGAAAGAGTATCATTAAAATACTTTCGGATAAATTTGTCTGGATTTTTCATTACATAACAAACTTCCATGTTTTACGATGCTTAATATCACTAATATGCTGATTGCAAACATTATACTTTACCGAAAGGTCTTTTTGTTTTACCCCATCAACTAACTCTCTTCTAATGTTTATAACATCTTCTACCGTAAGCTTTACACTAGACTTTAATTTGTTTTTATAAATATGAAGTACGTTTTGTTTTTGCGAAACCCATTCAAGATTCTTAGCCCTATTGTCGGTTTTAATGCCATTGATATGGTTTACAACCTTATCTCCTTTATAATCAATAAATGATAAGGCTACTAACCTATGAACTTTAACTTTCTTACTTACGCCATTTTTACAAAGATCAACAGTATAGTACCCGCTCTTACCTAATGAAGAAATGAGTATCTTGCTAACTCCTGTTTTTCTGTAATTTTTCGATCTAACCCGACCGAATGTAGACACTTCATAATTTTCAAAATGTGGTATGTCTTTCCAAATTTCATTTTCACTCTTCATAATTCCAACCTCATTATCTCTAATATAATGAAATAAAATGAATTACGGAATATGCAAATAAAAAAACTCCTTAAAAAAGGAGTAGTTATCGTCTTGAATTAAATTGTCTTGCGAGGGCTTCTAAAGCATCCTTCAAATCTTGGAAATATCTTTCCCTGCCTTCGTTAAAAGCAGGATAAAAATATGGATGTGGATGTAAATGCCCCATACCGTTTACATAGAACTGCCAAGCAATGTCTTTCCACTCGTCTGCGACTTCAACGTATGTTCCAGTGCCAAATTCGATATATGCTCCCATCGGAAGCTGATTAACAGAAACAACCGTCTTAAATCCGTTATTTTCGGTTTTCGCATTGATAGACTGGGAAATCGTTCC